ATCTACAGACACAGCAGTTTGTGATTTCGCTGACACAAGTTTTACATCAGCTTCTTTCACAGCAAGAGGATGTTTAATTTTCAACGAAGATGCATCAGGTGATCCAGCAGTTTGTGCAATCGATTTTGGTTCTGACAAAACTGTAACAAGCGGAACGTTTACTATTCAGTTTCCAAATGCAGACGCATCAAACGCGATCATCAGAATAGCGTAAGGAGGGTTAACGGATGTCCGTTGCTCGAACTTATACAGTAACGGTTGTTAGCACCGACTCTGGAAATAAATATTTTATTAACGGTGTTCAACAAGATACCGTTTATTTAGCTGAGGGTAGAACTTATCGCTTTGATCAATCTGATTCATCAAACAGCACTCACCCATTAAGATTTTCTACAACAAGTAATGGGACGCATTCAGGTGGTTCTGAATACACTACCGGTGTAACTACAAACGGGACACCAGGAAGCTCTGGGGCATACACACAAATTACTGTAGCTACCTCTGCTCCAACTTTATATTATTACTGCACTAACCACTCTGGCATGGGTGGACAAGCTGATACTCCTGTAGCAAGCTATGCTAGAACTTTAGCAGTTACAGTGGTTTCCACTGGCTCTGGAAATAAATATGCTCTTGATGGTGTGCAACAAGATACCGTTAATTTAGGTGAAGGTTACACTTATATTTTTGATCAATCTGATTCTACAAATGCTAATCACCCTTTAAGATTTTCTACAACATCAGACGGAACTCACAACAGCGGAAGTGAATATACCACTGGAGTTACCACGAACGGAACGCCAGGGAGCGCTGGGGCGTATACACAAATTACAGTTGCAGCTTCTGCACCAACTTTATATTATTATTGCACCAATCACTCAGGTATGGGTGGACAAGCAAACACTCCTGCCCCTGATACTTACGGTTTACTAAGCTGGAATTATGGTCAATGGGGAGCACAGAACGACGCTGGAGTTGAATTAACCGGTGTATCTGCAACATCTTCAATTGGAACATTAGATTCATATTCTTTAAATGGTTGGGGTAGAAACACTTGGAACTCTGAAACTTGGGGTGACAGCACAAACCCAGTTTTTACTTTAACTGGTTTATCAATGACTTCTTCTGTTGGAAGCATAGAAGCTTTTAACGAAAAAGGTTGGGGTGGTAGATTTTGGAACGAAGGTGAATGGGGACAAGTCGGTGATGATAGTGTAGAATTATCTGGTTTTGGTTTAACAACAAGTATTGGAACTGTTTCAGTAACAGCAGAAATTAACACTGGTTGGGGCAGAGCTGGTTGGAGTGATGATGCTTGGGGTATACAAGGTGACGTATTACTAACAGGACAATCAGCTACAACTTCTGTTGGTTCAATATCTCCAGCAGATGTAATGAGTCCGACTGGACAAGAAGCAACGACAAGTCTTGGATCACCAACTATTATTGGTAACGTTTCATTAACACTAACTGGTCAGTCAGCTACATCTTCTATTGGATCAGTAGATATTGATGATGTCTTAGTAGGTTTAACAGGACAATCAGCTACATCTTCGGTTGGGTCAACTGTAATAGAAACAGCTTACGATTTAACTGGTATAGGTGCTTCAATAAGTTTAGGTGGAATAACTGTAAACTCAAATCCTATAGTAATATTAAGTGGTAATTCTATTACGTCTAGTGTTGGATCAATAGATCCTGCTGATCAATTTGTAGGATTAACAGGGCAATCTTCAACATCTAGCGTAGGAACAGGGTTGTTTATCACAACAAGTTTTGATATAACTTTAACAGGACTATCTGCAACGGCTTCTGTAGCTGCTTTTGGCACTGCATCAGGATTTGGAATACAAGCATTTTCTAATGTTGACACAGGTTCAAATTCTTCGTATACAGATGTTGCAACTGGATCAAATACAAGTTATAGTGACGTTGCATAATAGGAGATAAAATATGGCTTCAACATATACACCTTTAGGAGTAGAACTTCAGGCAACTGGTGAAAACGCCGGTACATGGGGAACAAAAACTAATACGAATTTACAAATTATAGAACAAATAGCTGGTGGTTTTACTACGCAAGCTGTATCGGATTCAGGAGACACAACTCTTTCAGTATCTGATGGATCAACTGGTGCAACTCTTGCACACAGAATTATAGAATTTACAGGAACTATTTCCGCTTCAAGAAACGTTACTATTCCAATCGATGTTCAAGGTCTTTATGTTTTAAAAAATTCAACAAGTGGATCACAAAACGTAGTATTTAAATACGTAACAGGATCTGGAGATTCTGTAACAGTTGCACCAGGTGCAGTAAAATTAGTATACGCTACTGCTAATGATGGAACAAATCCAGACATTGATGATTGTGGTTTTATTACTGCTTCATCAACAGACACACTAACAAATAAAACATTAACAGCTCCAAAAATTGCGGATGCAGGTTTTATTGCAGATGCTAATGGAAACGAGCAAGTTATTTTCCAAACAACATCTTCAGCAGTAAACGAAGTAGAAATTACAAACGCAGCTACAGGTAATGGACCAATCATAGGTTCAAGTGGAGAAACTAATGTTGATTTAAATTTAAACCCTAAAGGAACAGGTGTTCTTAAATCAGGTTCTTCTGCAGTTAAAATTGCAGGCAAAGAAACAATTTGGGTTCCAGCTAACTCCATGTATCCTAACACAACAAACGGATGTGCAGAGATAGCTCAAACAGAATTATCTAATGGACCTGAAATTAAAACTTTAGACTTTGATAAAGATTCAGACGAGTTTGCACAGTTTGCTGTTGCATTTCCAAAATCATGGAATGAAGGCACAGTAACTTTTCAAGCTTACTTTACAGCGGACTCGACGAATACAGGTACTGTATCTTGGGACTTACAAGGTGTTGCATGTGCTGACAACGATACGATAAACGTAGCGTTTGGAACAGCAGTTGCACCAACAGCAAAAGCTCACAGCGGTACGGCAAACGATTTAGACGTGACAGCAGAAAGTGGAGCAGTAACTATTGCAGGCTCACCTAGCACAGATGAGGAAGTATTCTTCCAAATCTCTAGAGACGTGTCTGAAGATTCGTTAACAGCTGATGCAAAACTATTGGGAATCAAATTATTCTTCACAACAGACGCTGCTAACGACGCATAAGGAGGATAAATGTCAGGATTCGGATACAACATTCTAGGTTTTGGGGGTGGTGGAGTACCATTAGATCCATTTCCAACGGGTTCAGGTGGAAATTCAACACAAACCGTTCAAACCAATTTTAAATTACATACCTTTACAGGCTCTGGTCAATTTACTTGGACTAGAGGTAGTGATCCTACTTACGGAAATAAAATTCAATTTTTACTTGTAGCTGGTGGGGCCGGTGGAGGGGCCGATCATAGTGGAGGCGGAGGAGCAGGAGGTTACTATTATAATGGTGATTATACTGCAAGTCTAAGTTCAGGAATTTACGCTGTTACAGTAGGAGGTGGCGGTGCTGGAGGCCAACAAAATGGAACTCCAGGAGATAACATAGGGACTGATGGTCAAGATTCTTCTATTTCAACTTACTCTGCAACAGGAGGCGGCGGAGGCGGTGTTTACAACGTTAACGGAAGACAAGGTGGCTCTGGAGGCGGCTCTGGAGCAGGAGTAGGTATGAATACAGGCGGCGAAGGAAACGTTCCTTCAAGATCGCCAAGTCAAGGAAATGACGGAGGAAACGGCGGAAGTCAAACACCTGATTGGGTGGCCGGCGGTGGCGGCGGCGCGGGAGGAGCTGGTTCATCAGGAGCACCAGGACAAGCTGCTTCTGCAAATGCCGGATCAGGATCTTCTTCATCTCCACTAGAGACAACAACTCGAGCCGGCGGCGGCGGAGGTGGAGCTCAAAGAACAGGAATGGGTGCAACTCAAGTTGGAACAGGTGCTGCGGGCGGTGGAAATGGTTTTGCTGGAACTGCAGCAGGAACAAATGCAACTGCGAATTCAGGATCTGGCGGCGGAGGCAGTGGATCATCTGGACAATTTGGAGGTAATGGAGGAACAGGTATTGTTTTAATACAATATAAGTTTCAATAATTATGGCTACATTTTGTAAAATAGATTCAGAAGGTAAAGTAAAAGAAATTCACTCGGTTAGTGATTCTAATTGTTTAGATGAAAACAATAACGAATCAGAAGCTGTTGGAGTCGCTTACTTAACAAAAATTTTTTTTAATACAGATTTGAAACAATGTTCTTATAATACAGGTCTTAGAATAAAAAGTGATGGAACATTAGAAAGTTATCACAAAGATAACGGAACTCCGTTTAGAGGCACGTACCCAAGTAAAGGTTATTTTTATCACGAGGCAGGAGATTTTTTTTATTCACCTCAACCTTTTGATTCTTGGACTTTAAATACCACTCAAAAAGGATGGGTTGCTCCAGTTGCTTATCCTAGTGTAACAACTTATCCTAAAACACAATTTGATTCTGAACAAAACGCAAATGTTGAAGATCAAATACCTTATGTTATTACATGGGATGAAACTAATCAAAGATGGTTAGCTCAAGATAAAGAAGAACCTACAAGTAATTTCATTTGGAATACATCCACATCTAGCTGGGACGACGCTTAATTATAAGGTTTACCTAACATCCAAGCGACTAAAGACCATCTGGTTCCTTTAGTAACAGGTGTAACTCTATGAAAAACAAAAGAAGGAAAGAAAGTTATAGACCCTTGTAACTTAGATTCTTTAAAACTTACGTTTTTATTGTTTAAAGTATCTTGAAAATTAAACTCTAAATCTCCTCCTTCGTAAGTTGAAGGATCGGTTAAATTTAAAGTCATGGATATCTTTCTAAGTTTATTTCTAAAACCAACATTAATATGATTATTTTCATAAGGTTCATTTCTAGCGTCTCTATGCCAAGTATAAAATTGATTTTTTGTATATCGAGTAAGTTGCAGTGACTCAATAAAATCTACTTGAAAATTCCAACCAGCGTCTTTATTAGCAAACGCTGCATATTTATTAACCATGTCAAAAAGATATTGTTTGTTTAACCAAACAATTTTAGAATTTCTTGTGTTTTTTAACTCAGAGTTTTTATGTATTTTTGCTTTTTCAAAAGCATTATGTCCTTCATCTATTATCTTTTGACATTGATCAACAGAAATCGCAGATTTAAATATCCAACAATAGTTTTTTAAATTCATATTTTACTTCTCATTGACTTTCAGATACAATATAGTATCATTATTTAAGAAATATGAAAAGTATAATAATAGTTACAAACGAAGTTACTGGTTTAATATCTGCCTTAATTTTAAAACAAAAATTTTCTGATGCAGAAATTAAAGTAATTGCTTCTTCAAAAAATAATCCTTTAGGAAGTTTAACTGAAACTACAAATGATTTTCAAGATTTCGTAGGTTTTACAGGTATTAACTTTCAAGACTTACTTAAGTCTTGTGATTTTGCATTAAAGTGGGGTTCTAAATTTAAAGGTTGGTCGAAAGATGATTTTATATCAACATTCGTAACACATCCACATTCTAGAGAATTTGGTCAATATTTATTTATGTGGGGTGAATTTATAAAAAAAGATTTTTCAAATAAAGAACTATGGCATCCTAATATTACAGAAAGTCTAATTAATAAAACAAATCATCCGTTAATGCACCAATTGAATAAAGACAAACTTTATAAGCATTTAGAAAGTGTTTGTTTATTAAGAGAGATAGAAATTATTAAAGATAACATAACTAATGTTGAAGTTGAAAACAACTCTATTAAAAGTATAAAAGGTAACAAAACTTATACTGCAGATTTTTATATAGACACAACTGGATTAAATAGAAAACTAATAAAACACCTGTCTCCTGAATGGATATCTTGTAAAGATATTTTACCTAATAATACAGCAACGGTTGTTAATGAAAAAGTTGGAAAAGAATGTTTAATATATACAATAAATAAAAAATTAAACCCAGATTATGTTAAAATGTTTGTGAGAAATCCAAAAGAAATGGATTGAATTATCATATGAACAAAGGAAATGAGACCCACTTGTAAAGATGTTTTAAAGTATATTTTATATATGTGCTATCAATTTAAATTTAATAAATTGATTTGTGAGTATAAACCAAAAGAAATACACAAATTAATGAATATTTCTAAAGACGCATTTTTGAAAAGTATTAAATTCTTAAAAGAAAGGAAT